CAGCAACAGACAGTACAAAATTTACTTGTCAATTTGATACAGGCACAAATACAAATTATAATCAAACTATTACTTCATCATTTTTTAGAGCAGCACAAGATGAAAGTGCAACTACTGATTTTTCATATAAAACAGCAGAAGATCAAGGACAAGGAACAGGGTTTCAAACATTAACTGGAACAATAGGAAATGGTAATGATGAAAGTTGTGCAGGAATTTTACAATTATTTGATCCTAGTAATACTACGTTTGTAAAACATTTTCTTGGTCGTGCTCATGGTTATACACATAATAATTATGCAATAAATGAATTTGCTGCTGGATATATTAATACAACTACTGCAATTACAAGAATTAGATTTAAATTTGCTAGTGGTAATATAGATGCTGGAACATTTAAATTATATGGAGTACAATAAACTATGGCTATTTTAACAGCAGTAAACAGAGCACTAACAGCAATTACAGCGTTGCCAACAGCGGCAGCTTTGACTCCTGGTAATTTAACTTTGCTTACAACATTAACAGCATCAAGTAGCGCAACATTATCTTTTACAAGTAATATAAATTCTACTTATAATAGTTATTTATTTAAGTTTATAAATATACACCCAGCAACAGATAATCAAGATTTTACTGTTAATTTTAGAGATGGTAGCACAGCTTATGATGCAACTAAAACAACAACTTTTTTTACTTGTCATCATGGAGAAGATGATAGTCCAGCAACTCTTCAATACTCAACAGGCAATGATTTAGGTCAAAGCACAGGGGTTCAAAATTTAGCATACGCTGTAACAAATGACAACGATGGATCAGTGTCTGGGACACTTCATTTATTTGATCCATCCTCTACAACTTTTGTAAAGCATTTTATGGCAAATTCT